CAACTACAACAACCACAACAGTAGCACCAACTACAACAACCACAACAGCAGCACCAACTACAACAACCACAACCACTACAACAACCACACCTCCCCCTACAGGGTTCTGTACTTGTTGTCCCACGGAATCGTGTACAGGACTTTGTTTTACATTCTCCCCACCTGTTCCGTGCTCTACACCGGGAGATTGTGATTGTGGTGATAGTATCCCATGTTGTAACCCATAAATATAATGAGATTTAAATTAATTATAAATACAATGAAAGGAATATATTATGTCAGATTTTGTTAAAAAAATAGTAGATGGTGATCTTGAGTCTTTTAGAAATGATGTATTTAATATGTTATATTCTAAAGCAGGTGAGTCTCTAAATGTTCGTAAAGTAGAAATTGCAAATAATCTTTATTCTGAACAACCTGAAGAACAAGAAGTAGAAGAAACCCCAGAAGCACAAGAGGAAGAATAATGAAATTAATTACAGAAACTCACCAAGATATTAAGTATATTACCGAAGAGGAAAATGGTAAGAAGTCTTTATACATCGTAGGACCATACATGGTCGCAGAACAAAGAAATAGAAACGGTAGAATTTATACACAAAATGTATTGGAATCTGCTGTAAAATCATATACTACAGACTTTATAAGCCAAGGCAGAGCATTTGGTGAATTAGGACATCCAGAAAGTCCATCTGTAAATCTTGATCGTGTTTCACACATGATGAAGAGCCTTGTTTTTGAAGGAAATGTATGTGTAGGTAAGGCAAAAGTTTTGAATACACCAATGGGTAAAATTGCAGAAGGTCTTATTCAAGACGGTGCAAGATTAGGTGTTTCAAGTCGTGGTATGGGTTCTTTAGAAGATAAAAATGGTGTAAATTATGTTAAAAATGATTTTATGTTATCAGCAGTTGACATAGTTGCAGATCCTTCTGCTCCTGGTGCTTTCGTAAATGGTATTATGGAAGGCAAGGAATGGGTATGGGATAACGGTATTATTAAAGAAAAAACAATATCAAATTATCAAAATGCAGTGAATAAAGCATCAAAAACAGATCAAGAAAAGGTTCAACTCAAAGTATTTGAACATTTTTTGTCAAAATTAAGAGAATTATAAATAAAAACAGACTACCGATAACAGGAGATTTTAAAAATGGATCCAAAGAAATTAGCAGAAGATATCCTCGATGAACTTTTCCCACAACAAGAAGTTGTAAACGAAGAGGCTGATGAGGAAGATGAAGAAGAAGTTGAAGAAGAAGAAGAGGGTGAGGAGGAAGAGGGCGAAGAAGAAAACAATAACCCATCTTCATCAAAACCAAAGTCAAATGGTGCAACATCAAGCAAGAACCAAGGTTCTTTGAACATGAAACCATCAATGGCTTCTGCTTCTGCACCATCTGCACCAAGTAGTGCATCTGGTACACAAGATCTATCTGGAAAGGGTGTTCAACCATTCCCAGGTGGCGGCAGTCAACCACAAACTCTACAAGTAACAAATGTTTCTTCAGAATCAAATCAAGCAACATTAAACATGAAGCCATCATTTGCTGGCGTTCAAATGCCAACACTAAACAAGGCGAAGGTACAAGAGGATGTTAAGACACTCTTTGGTGCAGATGTATCAGAGGAGTTTGTTGAGAAGGCATCTTCACTTTACGAAGCTTCATTAAATACAAATCTCCAAGCAATTACAGAAGAGATGGCAAATCTCTTCGAAGAGAAACTTGCAGAGCAAACTATGATTGTTGCTGAAGAATTGGAAAATACAATTAATGACTACCTAACCTATGTTATAGAAGAATGGGTTAAGGAAAATCAACTAGCAGTAGATAACGGTCTACGCACAGAAATTGCAGAGAGCTTCATCGAAGGTCTAAAGAATCTTTTCGTTGAATCATATATCGAAGTCCCACAAGACAAGACAAATGTATTCGATGAAATGGTAGAAGCAATTTCAAACCTAGAGAACAGAGTTAACGAAGAGATGGAAAGAAATGTTACACTAAGAGAGCAAATTGCTCTTCTAGAAGCATCATCTGTTTTTGAAGAAGAAACAAAATCTCTTAAGTCAATCGATGTTGAAAATCTTCGCAAGTTGGCAGAAAATGTAGAATTCTCAAGCACAGAAGACTTCCGTTCAAAGATCAAAATTCTCGCTGAGAACTACACAAAAGCAAAGGCTGCAGCACCAAAGGCATCTAAACAAAATGCAGAAAATACAGCAGTAGGTCAAGTTATTGACACACTAATGGAAGCAGCAGAAGCAAACGAAGAACAATCATTCGTTAGCGAAACTATGAAACTTTATTCCGACATTCTCGGAAGAACTGTTCAAGGGTAAGTCTAAAAAATTAAATTTATATATATAATTAGAATTCTTAAAAGGAGCTAGAAAAAATGGACCCCAATCGTCAAGCATTAACTGAGTCAGCAAAGAATAAGTGGAAGCCAATCCTTGAGCACAAGGCACTTCCAGAGATCAAAGACAATTACAAGAAGTATGTCACCACAGTTCTCCTAGAGAACGAAGAGCGTCACCTTCGTGAAACCTACCAAGGTATCGCAGGAACAGGTCTTGGTACAATCGGTGGTGCATCATCAGTCGCAACCCAAGGCATCGACTCATTCGATCCAATCCTCATCAGCCTAGTTCGTCGTGCAATGCCAAATCTAATGGCATACGACATCGCTGGTGTTCAACCAATGACCGGACCAACCGGACTCATCTTCGCAATGAAGAGTCGTTTCGGTTCAGTAAACGGTTCTGGTTCCAGAACAGGTTCTGAGGCACTCTTTAGTGAAGCTGATACTGGTTTCAGCGGCAGCAACTTAGGTGGTTCACAAATTGGTGCAATGAGCAATATCTTCTCAGATGATGTGCAAAACACAGATGCACAATTCGAAGCAGGTCGTGGTATGACAACTGCAGAGGGTGAAAAACTCGGTGCAGCAAGTCCAACCAGTCCAACAGGTTCATCATTCAATGAGATGTCATTCACAATCGAGAAGACATCAGTTGAAGCAAAGACTCGTGCTTTAAAGGCTGAATACACAATCGAAATGGCACAAGACCTCAAGGCAGTTCACGGTCTTGACGCTGAAACCGAACTCGCAAACATTCTCTCAACCGAGATCATGTTTGAAATCAACCGTGAACTAGTAAGACTAGTTTATGATGTTGCTAAACTCGGTGCTCAACAAGCAGATCTCTCAGCATATACAACTCCAATCTTTGGTTCAACCAGGGGTGGTGTTTATAACCTAGAGTCAGACTCTGACGGTCGTTGGAGTGCTGAGAAGTTCCGTGGTCTTCTCTTCCAAATTGAAAGAGAAGCAAATACTATCGGTGCAGAAACCCGCAGAGGTCGTGCAAACATGGCAATCTGCAGCCCAGATGTCGTATCAGCTCTCGCAATGAGTGGTGTTCTTGACTTCTCACCAGCATTTAACGCAGCAATGAACACTGATGTTAATGGTAACACTCTCGCAGGTACTCTATCCGGTGGTAAGATCAAGGTTTACATCGATCCATACTCAGTCCCAACTCATACTGAGACATGGACACCAGTAAACTATGTCTGCGTAGGTTATAAGGGTACAAGCCCATACGACGCAGGTATCTTCTACTGCCCATATGTACCGCTACAAATGGTAAGAGCAGTTGACACTGGTAATTTCCAACCAAAGATCGGTTTCAAGACTCGTTATGGTATCGTAAGTAACCCATTCGTTCAAGGAACAGACAACACTCCAGATGGTCAACGCCTACAACGCAGAAGAAACCAATACTACCGCATCTTCCGCGTAGACAACCTACATGGTAATGACGCAAGTTATGGTGGTGGTTGATAGGTAATATCTAGTCTCTAAGAGAGGGGAGGTCGAAAGACCTCCCCTTATCATTTACATAAATACTTACATGGATACATCTTTCTTAAGATCAGTAATAGCAAGAGAACCACAAACACTCAATACTCTTCAACCGAATGAGTTCCGTGTTGTGTTTCATAGAATTCCTCATATAGTTTACTTTTGTCAAAAAGCAAACATCCCTGGACTTTCATTAAATGAATTCCAACAACCATCTCCATTTGCCACACCTATACGCAGACCAGCAGGGCAAATAACATATGAGAATTTTGATATAGATTTTATGGTTGCAGAGGATATGGAGAACTGGAAACAAATTCACGATTGGATGACTTCAATACCACCAACTGTAGATTATTCATATGCCAAAAAACATCAAGACTATTTTTCTGATGCTACATTATTGGTGATGAATAGTGTTTCAAAACCATTTCTTGCAGTTAATTTTAGAAATTGTTTTCCAATATCAATATCTGGAATTGATTTGCAAACAACAGTCAGTAGTATTAGTCCGGTAACATGTACAGGATCATTTGCATATACTGGTTATTATATTGAAAAGTTGACTAGTTGATTTTCTGTGATATACTTACATCATGACTTTAAATGAACTAATTGAACAAGCAAAAATAGATATGAAGTTTGACGACACAGAACTCGATAGGGAGTCTCTGCGTATTCCCCAGTTACACAACAAGTATCTCAACTTCTATCACGAAGAGAAGTTGCGGTATCAAGTATATAAGACAAACTATTCCAAAATGTTTAAACTCAAGTGGGAATACTATTGTGGTAAACTTAGTGAGGATCAGTTAAAAGAACTTGGATGGGAACCATTTGATCTCAAGATTCTTCGTCAGGATGTAGACATCTATTTAGATGCCGATAAGGATCTAATTGAATTAAAGAATAAGATGTCAATTCAAGAAGAAAAAGTGGATTATTTAAATTCTGTCATCAAAGGAATTACAAATCGACAGTTTCATATACGGGATGCCATCACTTGGCGCAAATTCCTTAACGGAAGTATATGATAAATACTGATATATGGATTTAGTGATTGAACCGTTAGACTCTGTTTATATAAAGGTGGACTGTGATAGAAGTTTTGCAAAGGAGTTATCTGACTACTTTACCTTCCAAGTCCCCGGACATAAGTTCATGCCC